CCTTTAGTAATAGTTGAGTGGCGAGATATAATCGCAACATCAGGGTGGGAGCAGGAGATTTCTTGCCCCACCCTTTTTACTGTTGGATGGTTAGTTAGTCAGGACGATGATACAATCGTCATAGCAAACACTAAAGACACTGATGATTTTGCAGGGGATTCTATTCCTCCTGTGTATTACGGGCTTCACGCTTTTCCGTCTGGCGCTGTTGTTCGCGTTCATCCATGCGATCCCGCGCATAATTATACAGAGAAATCCCCTCCTTTCTCTCAAATATCTGCGCCCAAGTAAGCACCTCACCCCGCACATTTAGTTTCTTATGTTGGTTTATCCAACAGTATCTAGCAAAGTGTAGCCTCCTTTGGTAAGCCCATTCTTCCTCTTGTTCCTTAAATGTTTTTGTCAATTAATTTATCCATAGGGCTTAACGCTTCGTATGGAACCCATATTGCGGGTCTATTTTTTTTGTATTTATCTGTTTTAGGAAACTTCTTTCCTTCTCTTCCTGTTATCCACCCTCTTAAATTGTAAGTTCCATTTATACCTGTAACCCTTACAAAAATAGCATCATCTTTATCAGTATCTTTCATATACATAAGTGTATTGTGGTTCGGTGAACTTCTAACTTCGTAACCTCCGACATCTTCTTGACCGAATTCAAAGCCTGTTGGGTACACCCCCAAAGCCTTAGCCACTGCCCACTCTGCAAGCGCACCTTCTATGTGGAGTTGCCAATCATTAGAGTGACCGCACCCCATTGTAGGAGGTCTATAAATATCCTTTAGATTTTGCACTTGCCTCATTTGTCCATTCATAGAAGCAAGCATCATTTCTTTTGGGGTTAATTCAACTTGCATTTTACCAATCTGCTACAAAGTTGTTGTATTTTTTAGAATTTTCAGACGCAGACAGAAGTTGGAGATTGTTCCATGTATGCAGGCCGCAAACGAGTTTATGGTCTAGGGGTATTATATGATCCACCGCTAAACCAAACTCTTGAGCCTTTCTATAAACTTTAGCAATCATATTATCCCCTATCCAATTCGTTGTCGCTTTCTTTTGTTTCATCTTTCTTTGCCTGCCAAGATTATTTCTAACCGCCTTACCTTCTGGCGAATCCCTGTAAGCCTTAGTGTTTTCTGCGTACCTATCTTTGTTATCAACGTAATGTTTTTTACCGTAACTGCTGTGGTAATCTTTCCATTCTTTTGTTTGCCTTCTTATTGATTCTTTTGCTTTCGCGCAATCAATACAATCATAACGAGAACCTTTCCAGTTTGAAGGCCAAATATTTTTTAGTTCCAGAGATACAATAACGCCGCATTGGTTACAGGTTTTTTCTCCGCTCATTTAACCACTCCATAATACATTCGTCTAGTTCCTCTTTAGTTTTAAAGTGTCTGTTATCTACATGAAGGTAGGTTAGTTTGTCATCACTTGCAAGGAAACTCCAACCATTATTGTTCCTGCTTCTTTCTACCCTAATATCATTTATTCTGGCTAAGTTAAACGCTGATCCCCTGCCCCATTCAATGGACATCTGGGCCTCTCAGTTCTGAGGAAAACCCCACAACATTCCCGCCTGTATCTTGCCTCAACATTCGTTTGAATGATCTCCACATAAACTCATGCGCCTGATACTCGCATTGTTTAGCGCACCCCTCAAGCAATTGCTCCATCTCATCCTTGTCAAACAATTCATGTTCCATCCCATCAGTCATCAGTTCCAGTGCCGAATCGAAATGGAACACAATCATTGCTGGTATACTCATCTCAGTTCTTTCATCCTCCTATGTAATGTAAGCGCCGCTAAAAAGGCTTGAAAGTTTTCTTCGATGGCTGTTGATCTGACGGCTTCAAATCTTCCTGTTGCTTTGTCACATCTAAGGATATAGGTAGCATCCACTGGAATTCCATGAATGTCTTCCACCGCCTTCGCATACGCCGCAACCTGTAGATGGTACTCAGGATAAACCGCTTTACTTGTTTTCCAATCAATAACACAATACTCTCCATTAATAACAGCCCTAGCATCAACTGTTCCCGCATATCTATATTTCCTGTTAAATAGTTTTTCCTCAGAGGATTTCCACTCAACTACATTCTGGCCTACCCAATCTTTAAAAGCGCCTATAGAATTGACAGCCTCTTCCTGCTTGGGCATCTGGGGTATGTCACCCCCCTCAAGTTTCCAGTTAATCGCGGCCTCTACCCATTCATGGGTGATGTTACCTATGTTCAGCGCATCGTGTGACTTGCTACGATAGGCAGACTTCATCCCTTTGATAAGGGGATCAAGGGCCATACGCGATTTGTAAACCTTGGTTTTCTTGGATGAAGAGTCCTCGTCAAAGAAGAAGTTCTTCTCCAACCAGTTAGCCCCCACCTTTAAAGCCCAAGGTACAAGAGCGGGTTTAGAGATAATGTCCAGAACCTTAGTGGCGCTTGGAATTATCTCATCCCCCACCTTGTATGAGTGGAGTTTACTGTCGAATAACATCTCGACAGTATCCCCATCGTGGTAGTTAAGTTTCAAAACGGGACTTCAGAGGATACGCTGTTAGACGCACTTGAACCCGCACCATTATACGGCTCTTCAATACGGCCAGAGTATTTCAGTTTACCTGAGTTCTTCTCCCATACTGATACACGCTTCTTCTCACCATCTATCCAAGCGTAGCCGGTTAAGTCAGGGCGATTCTCATTCCCTTCCTTGTCATTTTCAAACAGCGAAAGATCGCCGTCCTTTGGTACATAGTCGCTCATATATATCTCCTATAAGATTTTGTGTTCCAATCGCCTATTTGCTTGCTCAGTGCGCCAGACTTCAATATGAAGTTCTGCCACCTTGAGTTCCCAACGTAGACGCTCTTCGTTTTCTATGGCTACCGCGATACCCTCTATTGTTTTGGTAACTTCCGGTTGCATAGATACCCAGTTCTCCTTGTCTGCTACAGTTTTACCTATGGCTTTGCTGTACAACAAGGAGCGTTGAGTTTTTTTATACTCCGTCAACTGGTACGTTTCAGCCTTGGCCTTTGCGTACTTCGGAGCAGTCTGTTCTATCTGTGTGAGGTATCCCTCAACTTCACCCTTAATATTCATAACTCTATTATACCTGAATTAAATGCAATGTCAAGCGTTCTTAAAATATATTCTCTTTGCCAACTTATAAGGGCGGCATCGCCTGAGTGCATCTGACTGTGGCACTTATGACAAAGCGGCATAGTCAACCAGTCACTAGCCTTCAGTCCCATACCCCCTGACAAATGACCACCCTCTCCCTTCCAGTGGTGAGCCACAACTGTACCATCCCTTATTTCACAAGCGGCGCATGGCAGTGTGGCTACCCACTCAAGGTAAGGCTTGCTCTTTATTCTTTTACGTTTTTGAAGACTCATTTATCTCTTCTATTAATATGTTTGCGTACTCTATGATCTTGCACAAGTCAGACATTGGTTCGCCTTTCTTGTCCCATCTACTAGCGTATTTTACTATATTACCAGAGCAGAAGTCAAGCCTATTTGCCATGATATATTCAATAGGCTGTATCTTCATCTTGTAGTGTGAGGGTTTCATATCCCGCACACGCCACTCAGACATTGCTCTTCGCTGTTGTCCTCATACACCACGCCACGCTTACTGTGCGCCTCTTCATAAGGCACTGACGTTATAGGCTGACCACCCCTAGCCCCATCAGGATACACTGTCAGACCCCTCAAACCGGGGGCGTAGTTAGCGATAATCTTTTGAAAATCAATCACAGTATCCTCATTGTTTGATTCCGTTCCCCAAGCGGGAAGGTTCAACGTGGAACTGATAGCATGGTCAACGTGCTTCTGTAGTTCATATTGAAACTTTACCCTGCGTTCAGGATCAAAGGCTAGGTCAACAGCAGACTCAATGTTTTCTGGTTTTATTCCTGAGTCAATGAGTTCTTGGGCCGTACCATCAACGACAAACTGATGCTTCCATCTGACTCCATCTGCAAGGTAGCGCCTGCGGTATGCCACGGCGTAGATTGGCTCCACGCCACTGGTTGTTCCCGCGAGAATACTAATTGTCCCTGTCGGAGCGATTGCTCGGTAGCCTTTAGGACGGTTGAGAAAAAGTCTGTCGCAATGAGCGTCAGCGGATCGTTTGCTTTCTCGTTCATAAGTTTTCATCCATTGTTTAAGTTCATCTACCATCTCGTACTTATGCCCACGTTTGAGTAACCATTCGTGCATACCCATAAGTCCAAGCCCTATACGACTGTTCTTCTGTCTTACCTCTTCCACTTTCTCGTAAGGTAGTTGCGCCCTGATAAGCCCGCATACCAAGAACTTACTCGCAAGCCCAACCACTTCACGAAACTCTTCGATAGAATCAATGTTTGCAAGATTAACAGAGCCAAGATTACAGACATCACTGTCATCTTCACTCGTAATTTCCGTACAAGCATTTCTAAGCGTTTCATTTTCTTTCTCTCCAAAGTTAAAACTGAATCCCGGTTCACCTGTCATCATAGCCTGACGCACATTTTTAACAAAGATAGGATCAGATCCCCGCGATTCAGTATTTAGCCACGCATCATCATAGTTAAGACTGACGTTCATCATATCCAATGGGGCAGGGAAGTTAAAGTCTGCCTGTTTAAGAGCAGACAGGGTAGTATCCCCGGCCTTCATGTTGTGCCAGTTCTTAGCCTCAAGTAGGTTAGCGGCATCCTCATGTTGCCAGTTCATACAGCCATACAGGGCAGACCTCCGACTGCCACCCTGCATGACATTCCTACCGACCTCGTTCAAGGTGTGCAAAAGGGGAATGGGGCCAGAGGCAACGCCCCCTGTGCGCCGCAGTTGCCTTCCAGACGGTCTTGCCACAGAAACATCTACACCAATGCCGCCGCCTGTCATCAGGCAGGACATGGCTCTCTGTGTCACACTGGCCCACTCCTCTCTTGTATCTTCTTCCAACCTCAACAAGTAACAGTTATTGTAGAACCGCGCTTCTCTACCTGCGTACCACAGGTATCGGCCACCGGGCATAAACTTAAAGTCAGATATGTACTGAACCAATTGATCTTGGTCAGACTTGGACATCAAGTTATTCTTCTTGCCATCGTATGTCCCGCATACATTGTTGACTACGGTATGTGCCTTGTCCTCCCAAGTTTCATAAGGGTTGCTTGCGTACTTCTGCTTAAAAATAGTTTCGCCTAGTTCAGTTCTAAATTTCATTGTATCTGTATTCCCCGCATACTTTGTTTTCCCAATCCCATGTCGGCCCAACCTTCGGCATCGCGGCGTTTTCCTTTTCCCTTTCGTAATGCCAAGCCTTGTTTGAGAATTCTCTGAAGGTGGAGTAGAACACATCCCCCTCACATTCAGCAAACTCTTGAGAGAACTTCACCGCCTGTTCAGCCAAGTCACGCCTTGCTTGATCCAACTGCAACTGATCGTACTGCTTTTCTTTCTTGTTCTTAGAGCGAATCTTCATAGTCTTTTCTCCATTTGTCTATGTCTTTCTTGTGACGTTGTTCCATAAGTTTATCATAACCTTCTGGCGTAGCCCATTCTGCGGGTTGCCTGTTTGAATCAAAGGCTGAAGGGTAGTAGAGATAGCGTCCAATTCCCCATAGGACTCCGGCTCTCTTCAAGGCATCACTAATGCCCCCTTTGTCGCCTTCAATGTCAGTATCACCCGCGCCGTCAGACTTAGTAACCCATTGACCGTCAATCATGCAGGCCAACTTACAGATCATACGGCCACCTACACTTTCGTAATGCGCTTGCCAACCGCCAACACCAAACACCTCATCCAGTCGGTTCATTACATCACGCGCATCAATGTACACCAAGTCCTTACCACCCTTGTAACCTTTGCGCCACTTGTGATTGGCAAAGGGTTTCTTCAACGCTATCTCTACATATTTCATATTATTCCTCGTCTTTAACTAAAGTTTCGTGATATCCACCATCGTCATCATACCACCCATGATACACATTGTCAACAACTTTCTGCCGGTGAATGATAAATGGTTCATCTTTGGTTCCCTTACCCTCAACCCGCTCTCCACTGAAGGTGCGGTATTTCATTGGGGAAAAGAACTCATCCATAAATCCCCGATCAAAGGGATGCACTGTCATCTTCATTTAATGCTCCTATAAAATGTTCGGCATCTACGACTGCCAAAGGTTTTTGCCTATTGCGTTTTATGATTAGCAAGGGTTCGTAGCCCCCTGCGTTTGCTTCTGCTTGTTTCCAAGCCTCCCACAAATTTAATTTCTCCACGTTCTTGCACTCAATACTGTAGGGGAAGATTGCTCTGGCCTTTGGGGAGAGCATAACATCCTCACCTCCTGCTCCCATACTGCGTGAGTGTACATCATCTGGCTCCAGATCAAAGGTGCTAATTAACAGGCATCTGACCCATTGCTGAAGCCTTCTGCCCTTGGACTTTGCGGATGATGTTTTCATTTATTCCCTCAGTTAGTGCCACTCTGTCCAACTCCCCCATTATACCACCCTTGGGTGGAGTCTTGAGTATTGCCTTGGGTAGTTGCCCATCATGGTAATAGTTCATTGAGGCCAAGTCAAGTTTCAAATCTAAATCCATCTCAGCCCCATCAAAATGCCTTGCTTTACAAAGACTTAGGTATGCGTCAATATCTGGGTCATCATGCACCCTGCCCAGAATGATTACGTTGTCTGCCCTGTTAGTGATATCAGCAGACCCCGCGACACTCCATTTGTCTAGCCTATCCTTGACTGACTGCCCTTTCCTAGCATGGGCAACCAGTATAACGTGTACTCCCAACTGTCTTGCTGTATTGGCAAGCCCCTGCACCACGTTCTTCTGGCCATTCCAGTCATCGCTATTGAGATTCATGGTCATCAGGGAGTCCACTAGAAATATATCAATACCTAGTTTGTCGTATGCGTACCGCATAACAGACAGCAGGACGCGAGGGTTGACTGTGCCGTGTTGGTCATAGAACCAGAGTTTGTCATTGCTCCATTTGGTGAACTGCAACCCCGCTTCCATGTCTGGTTTGTTCTGAAGTGATGCCTGTCGCCACATTCTAGCCAACTGCGCTTTGGGACTCATCTCCAGTGATACTGATAGACATTTATGCCCCTGCTCCATAGCAGACAGCAGACACTGAGAGGCGAACAGGGATTTCCCCGCGCCATTAATCCCCGCAAGGATGGTTAGTTCTTCCCCGCGCAGTCTGAACTTGTCATCAAACTCTTTGAATGGGACTTTAACCCCCTGCAATTGCTCCTCATTGTAATAAAAATCAAAGACTTCACTGGTAAAATCATTAGACGGCCTGACCTTACGCTCCACTGATCCAACACTATCATACCGCTTTAATTCTTTTTCTGTGATTTCCATCTGCCGTATCTCCAGTTGCCACCGTGTCGGTAGTATTGATCGAATGATTTAAGGTGAGTGTTGTAAAACTTGCTCCAATCCATTCCCTTGATCCTGACTTTGTTTGAAGTTTCCACCCGCATTGGGTTGTTATGGTCATTGTCTAGGAACTTTTGCGGTATTGTACCAGTCATATTCTGGACACGCAAGTATATTTTCCACGCCTCTATCATCATTTTGTTTGTTGTTCTGCGGGAGCGGGATAGAATGTCAATACATTTAACCGCGCTCTTCATCATTGTCTCAGACTCCACATCCCCTTGGTGGCGTACAGTTGCCACCATTCTTTTGGGGATGTTTCTGAGTATCCTTAATGCTCTCTTCTCAATCATAC